CCCATACATCATTGACACCACCCAGACGATCGCTGCGCCTTGGGTGATTAAACCGATGATGAGGGTGATTGGGACACTTTTTGATAAGTGCCAACTATCGTCAGGTGATGTCATTAAGTGGTCCTTTTATCTAAAGTTTGGCCCCTCGAACCAAGCAACTAAAGATCGCCTAGTCCCAGTTGTTATTGGATTGACCCGATGCTGAAGGTAACTTGGAAAAACTAAAACAGTTCCTTTGGCCTTAGAAGACACAACGTCAGGGCTTTCAGTTTCTGTAAATTCGAAACTGCCACCTTCATATTCTGATGGGTCTGATAGTTGGACCGTTACTGATAGTTTGCGGTCAAAGCCATCGGACCTACTCCAATCAATGTCGTGGTGGAGACCATAGTGACCCTTCTCATCAGCATGGTACTCAGTGTATTGGACATCGGCTTTGTTATAGATGCTAAAATGGAAAGCGTTTTGATTAGCAAGATTTACATATTCAAATAAAGTATTTCTAACCCAATCATGTTGGCTCATCCAACTGACACGACTACTTCTGACACTTTCGTCATCGCCACCAAATGTTTCTGCTTTCTGTGTATCACCTGCAAGCGTTACAATAGTATCTATAACATTGTCTGGTAGGTTAGCGGTCCATAGTTGCCAATTTTGTCTAGTTGCTGTCATTGTGCTCTTCCTTTTGACCTACTTATAAGTCTGGTTTCTGAGGCCAAGTAACTTCCGCAGGGAAACCTGACTGCTGTGGTACATCTAACAAAGCCTGACGATATGTTGACCAAGCAGTTTGTTCGCCGCTTGACATCGAAGACCATCGCAGTGGATTAGACAGTATTTCGTCCAATTCATTTAAAAGAAAGTCGCGTTGGGATCTAACTTCCTTTGCAAGTTCTGCACTTACTTCGTCCGCCGTTGGTGCTACATAAGCAGTGAAACTAGATCCAATTAGAGCCATGACTGCGTCGTTGTCGATGGTTGTGTCTGTATCGTCTGGATCTAATGTGTACGGAATCCATCCGTACTGTGGATGGCTAATCTCTACATCCATACGAAGGTTGTCAGACTGAAGTGATGCCGCATTGCGGACTTGTGTGATCGTAATTACCATTATGATATCCTGCAATATACCGAAGTGTTCATGTCCAGACGGGTAAACGGGTTAACATTGCTATAATATCCATGCTGCCCCATTAACCGCCAAGTGCCAGAAGGCGAACCGGAACCGCTGTAACCTCCGTGAGTTGTACTGTGTGTGTAAGTGTTTGCAGGTACTATATTACTGCCCGAAGTAGTTGAACCGGGGCTTTTTTGACCTGCACTTGCGTAGTAGAATAATCCATAACTACCAACACCACCGTAACTTGTGCTTGTTCCTATGCCAGACGGACCTGTCGGACCTGTCGGGCCAGTTGGTCCAGTTCCACCAGAACTTCCGGTGCTTCCAGTAGGTCCTGTGCTTCCTTGAGGTCCTGTTGGTCCTGTTGGGCCAGTGCCTCCTGCCGGACCTTGGGGTCCTGTTGGGCCAGTGTTCCCAGTAGGCCCTGCCGGACCAGTGCTTCCTTGCGGACCTGCAGGACCTGCCGGACCTTGAGCGCCATCTGCGCCGTCTGCACCTGCAGGACCTGTCGGGCCAGTAGGACCTGTCACTGAGTTTCCTTGAGGTCCTGTTGGTCCTGTTGGGCCAGTAGGACCTGCTGCACCTGCTGCACCTGCGGCACCATCACTGCCGTCTGCACCTGCCGGACCAGTCGGCCCTGCCGGACCAGTAGGGCCAGTTGGTCCTGCGGCTCCATCATTGCCATCTGCACCTGCGGCTCCTGCGGCTCCTGCGGCTCCTGCCGGACCAGTCGGCCCTGCCGGACCAGTAGGTCCAAGTTGTGAAATTGCAGCCCAAGAGGATCCAGTATAGTACTTCATGTTTCCTGAAGTAGAGTTGTGGTAGAGATCCCCTGCAGTTAGAGCGTCTCCATTACCGTCCACTGATGGGTCACTCGATGCTGATCCCAAGTAAAGTGCGTTAAAGTTGTTGAGGGCAGTTTCAGCCCCAGTTTTCGCAGTCTCAGATGCTGTCTTTGCTGTCTCAGATGCTGTCTTTGCTGTCTCAGCGGCTGTTTGGGCAGTAGATGCAGACGTAGCACTTGCTGCAGCATTGGTTGCACTAGTTGCTGCATTAGTCTCACTAGTTGCTGCATTCGTTGTTGAAGTTGCTGCGTTAGTCGCTGAAGTAGCCGCTGCAGTTGCTGAAGTAGACGCTGCAGACGCACTTGTAGCCGCCGCTGTAGCCGAAGACGCACTATTTGTCTCGCTAGTAGCCGCGTTGACCTTAGAAGTATTCGCAGCCGTGGCACTTGCGGCACTATTTGTCTCGCTAGTAGCCGCATTGGTCCCAGCAAGTTCACTAGCAGTCTTTGCAGTTTCAGAAGCAGTCTTAGATGTCTGGGCTGCAGTGGCACTTGCGGCACTATTTGTCTCGCTAGTAGCCGCGTTAGTTGCTGAAGTTGCAGCATTTGTTGCTGATGTGGCAGCATTAGTTGCCTGAGTTGTAGCCAGTGTAACCTGTGCGGCGCCGTTTGTAGTAGCCAGTCCGGCCTGAGTTGTAGCCAATGTGACTTGCGCTGCACCATTTGTTGTGGCTAATGCCGCTTGGGTCGCTGCAGTAGTGGCACTGTTAGAAGATGCTGTGGCACTGGTAGCAGATTCAGTAGCTGATGTTGCGGCAGCGGCAGCACTTGTAGTCGCTGAAGTTGCAGAAGCGGCTGCGTTTGTCTCTGAGGATGCTGCATTTGCTTCTGAAGCAGCGGCTTTATTGGTACTCGATTGAATCGCATCTGTGTTTGTACTAGAGATTCCGGTCTGAGAATAGAAAGATGATGCCATGGTTGTTAATCTCCATAGACTACTGTTGGTCGCATTACCTGACTTACGCCTGACTGCTCTGCAGAATTACTTTGTTCTTGTAGTTCAGCAAGAAACTGTCCTGACTTCTGTTCAAAGATAGCCGCTCTCTCATCCATAAAATAATCTGCAGCATAAGAAAGTGCAGTGTATGTAAGTATGTCTGAGGCTATGGCAGTAAGAGCATTGGTGTCAGAATCGGTGGCAAGGCTTGGGAACTCAGCATAGTAGTCTAAGTATACTGTTCCTGTTGTTGGCTGTGGGTGAAGAAGGATCTTACTTCTTTGTCGGCACATCTGTCGCGGTATGCCCTGTTCCCCAGTCTTTTGTGCCTGTATCATCTCGTGATGTGGAATGCGTGTGACAGCAACACCATCCATATAGACACTTATTACTTCTAATAGATTTGTGGGTATAGTGATCTCACCAGTTTGACCTGAGATATTGTAACTCTGTTGAGCCTCTTGTGCAGGGGTTCTTAGTACTCTTTGTATTCTGGTCGTCGCTTGATCAATAAAAGTATCGGCAAGCGCATCAGGGCAGTCACTACGGTTCAGAAGGGCCTTAAAGTGCGCCCTGATTTGTCCTTTGTTCATTTAGTACCTCTTAGATTTAGTCACTTTCTTCTTTTTCTTTGTGACCTTCTTTTTCTTCTTTGGCGGTCTGCCAACTTTAGATCCGTAAGTTCCAATTCCACGAGGCATATTAAACCTTCCTCTTCTTAGTAGGCTTCTTTTTCTTAACAGGCTTTTTGGCAGTCAGTGCCGCTTTACGGAATGCCGCGTCAGTCGGAGCGCCCTTGTCGCCCTTCTTTCGCATAGGCTTTCCAGACTTGCGTCGTTTAGCGATGTTCTCGTATAGGCTCATGTCAGGTCCTCTTTGACTTGGCACCACTGCACTTCCATCTCTTTCTCGATAGGTTCAGCGGTGAATTTGGATTCTTTGCGGCTTTCGGATGCTTCTTCTTTTGCGCCAGTGATCTGGCACAATAAGCGTCACCCTTCTTTGTCCCTGCGCGGACCCGAGGTCCTCCGTCTTTCGCTTTGCCCGATTGACCGTAGGAAACACGTTTGCCGCTTTTTGTGACTTTGACTTTTGCCTTACCTGTTCTCGGGGTTGCCATTGTTAAACCTTCCGATCCGTTGCCATGAACGCATCAAGGTTTTCTCTTTTTAATCTTGCGACAATATCCTTACCTGTGGCTTGCCAGAGGTCGAAGCCTTCTCTCAGCCACTTCTCAACTACCACAGTCGGTATTGAGGCAACTCTATGGAAATCACCCATAGGCTTAGAAGTACTTTCATTACGAGCATCTTTCAGATCATCTAGGAATGTTTGGGAGATGTTCTGAGTATGTTTTCTTGTGATGTCACCGACTTCAAATATGAAATCTGTGTTGGACTGTGTGAGGTCAGTGATCTTATCTTTTGTAGAATTTAGTAGCATAGGCCATCCTTGAAAATAAAAAGGACCGCACCAGACACACAGTAAGGAGAG